CCTCTAAATTATAATTAAAATCTTTTAACGCAAATCGCAACGGCTTGTCATTCTTTTATTGATGGCTCTTACAAGCTTATGCAGCCATCAAGGGGATACCTAATTGAAACATTAGGCGATAATCATCAGCAGCGCTGATATAGGCATCAACGGGATCAGTTGTACCTGTTCCATAGAAAACTACGGAAGGAGTCCAATAATTACTTCTATTGGAATAAATAGATATTGCATTACACACACACTTCCAAATTGCATTATAAGGAGCCACAACATCTATAGGGTTACGGGATAAATTATTATGATAACTCATACCAGAGCCGAAAGCAACATTTACTGTAGTCACTGTACCATTCCAAAAACCAGCTGCAGTTGCAGTAGGTCTATAACCAACTTTCACCACACCATTATTTACAGAGGTCGTCGGTAATAACGTGAATCTATAACCTCCTTTTTTATATCTAAATACGGTTTCTAAACGACCGAGCATGCCCAATGCTAAAGACGTTCCTCTAGCTCCTGTATTCCGGGCACCCCACTGCGCCCATGGACATAACTCCATACCTGCTGTACTTAGAGTTTGCGTTTGAAAATACGTCGCCATCTTAGCTAAGCCTAAAGCTGATGGTACTATATTCGTCATATCTCGAAATCCACTAATATGCGCTATTGGTTTTCCCAAACAAATAGCTGGAGCTTTTTCTAAACATGTCATACTACAAGCGTACGTCTGCTTCACATTACTTACTCGTGTTCCCATTTGAGTAATATAATAATTTCCTCCATATCCTTCTATTGTAGGACAGCTAAATTGTAAATCGTCACACGCACTCATGAATAACTGATAGTATATAGGATTAACTGTGGTATAACCACTTGTTAAGGGATTAATTAGTTGTATCTGAAGTGTACCATTAGAACATTCTTGCGTATTATTTGGGTTCGTTGATCTCCAATCCGTCGTTTGCATATAGGGTATAACAAAGGAGACCTCACTAGTTACCGATAAATCTACTATCAAATTCTCAGTATCTCCTCCAGTTATCTCTGTAATCGCAGGATAGTTGGAGGTTGAATAAGGGATATAATTAATTCTCACGCGACAATTATGGAAATTACTAGCTATAAAACTCAACGTAAATTTCATGCTTCCTCTCCAAAACTGATGCATCCAACCAAAATAGGCTACAGGCAAAGGGGCGTACGGTGACGCTATGGGAGTAGCATAATCAGAATAAATCATACTATTAGGAGTTAATTTAACACTATACAATATATCGCCTGCTACATTTGTTGATGTAATTTTACCCAAATACAACAAGCATGGTCGACTACAAAAACGTGCTATTTCAGTCTCATCTTCAAAACCGTTAACTCTACCCATGGTATCTTCCACTGCATAATCTTGGCATACAGCTAAATTCGTCGCATTAGGATGATCTATAACTTTTTGTAATCTGGGTTGCATAGTTTGCATGGGCATTGTAGCAGCTTTGTGCAATGGAGTACTATAACCTAAATATTCTAATACATTTGATACTAGACCTGAATACTTCTTAATGGGACCTGACACCCATGATAAGCCCACCGCATTTGTAAGAGAAGCAGCAAATTTTCCTCCTTCGCGAGCTACTTCTGAATAAATACCCATTTGCGCTACGTAGTCGTTATAATAGTTAAATCCAGCTAAACGTGGTTCAACACATCTAACAAAAGCCGTAACATATATACTACTAGCTGTTCCTGTAACCATACTCAATGGAGCTGCCACATTTACATATAAAGTTGCAATGTCATCTGACAATCTGCCTATAGTTATCTGATCACTATAGTAAGTATACGGAATTTTAATGGTAATATCTTGTGTACTATTTGCATCTATTTGTTCCCATCTATGTGTAAATGCTACTTTATAATCTAAGTAAGAGGGACTTAGAGATTGCGCCTGAGGAGCCCAAAATGCCACCAATCTTCCATAATGTAAACCGGTGCCATTCACACGCAACGTTATCTCGAAATCTGGCGCCCAAAAAGCAAATCGATTTAATTTTGTTTGAAAATTTGCATTATTATATATTGCGTCAGGCAATACTATACTAAATAAATTCGCACCAACTGTTTGAGCGGCTGTCCAAGCGTACGTCCCTATCAAAATGGGCCTAGTTATAAATGCATCTAAATTCTCTGTTTTGGCAGTTGAAGGCATAACTTCTGGCGTTTGTGTTGGATTCATATCTACAACTGGATTTTCCTCCACAAAAGTCGTTATTGCTTCAACTTCCATTTGTGTTATATACATATCTATTTGTGTTGATTTATTTTCGTGAATTAAACACAATTCTTTATTCAAATTAGATTGCATATCTGTTATTTTCGGGTGTTTTATGGGTACCCAACCCATCTGAGCATATAATATCTGATTGTTTGTAGTTATAAATTCTGGAAGTTCACTACAATTATATTCCAGTTCGAGAGGTTTTTTAAGGATAACGACATCCATTCCGTCTCTTAGCAATGTATCACCATTACTCTCATCTGGCAATAGAAGATCTAAGAAAGCGATTGACGATTTATCATATAACTGATTAACTCTTCGCCAATCC